CTTCTGTACCAACTATTGGTATATCAAACATCCTGAGCGAGGACGTATCCCTTTTGAGATGCGTGAAGCCCAGGTTGAGACTATCCGAGCATGGCTGTCTAACCGTTACAGTGTGGTTCTAAAAGCACGTCAGATCGGGTTTTCTACTCTTGGTGCTGCTTACGCTTTTTGGTTAACTTTCTTTTGGCAAGACCGTTTTGTGGTAATGTTGTCTCGTACTGAACGAGAGGCCGCTAAATTGCTACAAAAATCCAAGTATGGGTTTAAGTTTATTCCTCAATGGATGAAGGAACGTGGTCCTCAGATTACATCTGATAACCAGTTAAAGATGACTTTCTCAAATGAGTCTGCGATTGAATCATTGCCATCGGGCAATGATCCTGCTCGTGGTGAATCCGTGTATCTTGTTATTGTTGACGAGATGGCGTTCTTACCTAACTCTGAGGAAGCGTGGGCTTCTATTGAGCCGATTGCTGACGTTGGCGGTCGTGTTATCTGTCTATCTACTGCCAACGGGTCAGGAAACTTCTTTCATCATCTTTGGACTGGCTCACAGACAGGGGCAAACCTTTTTAAAGGTATTTTTTGGCCTTGGTCTGCTGGCGACCGTGACGAAGATTGGTATGAATCTAAATGCAAAACTATGCCTGGCTGGCAGTTGCATCAGGAATACCCTCGTACCCCTGAAGAAGCGTTTATTAAGTCAGGTAACCCTGTCTTTGATATTGATTTGCTGGATTCAATAGAAACTATTGAACCAGCACGCGGATATTTACATACTATTTCTAAAAAGAACTGCGACTTCAGAATAGTCCCTGAAGGCGAGTTCGCTATTTGGGGATACCCTAAACCTGAAGGTGTTTATGTTGTCGGTGCTGACGTTGCTGAAGGTCTTGTACATGGCGACTATTCTACCGCACATATTATTGAGGCTAGATCGTTAGAAGTTGTAGGACACTGGCATGGCCATATTGAACCTGACCTTTTTGGTGATCTTCTTGCCGAAATAGGATGGTGGTATAATGGTGCTCTTGTAGGCGTAGAAAACAACAATCACGGTTTAACTACTTTAAAGGCTTTACAACGTTATGGCTACAAGAATATTTACCGTACCCGTAGGTTGCAGCAACGTCGCCCTGAGGCGACTGAGCAGTTGGGTTGGCGTACTACGACAGCCACGAAACCTTTGGCAATTGACGAACTTTCTGCCTCTATTCGTGACTCTGAACTCGGTTTGTTTGATAGCCGCACTATTGCAGAATTAAGAACGTTTGTTCGCGACCCTAACGGCAAAATGCATGGTTCACCCCATGACGACCGCGTAATGTCCCTGGCTATTACATATCAAATGTTAAAATATGTGTGGTTGCCTGAATATCGTGCCGAAGCCCCTATACCTAAATATAGTTTGCATTGGTTTGAAAGATTCATTATGAGCGAAGATCATGGTACAGATCCCATACCTATCGGTGCATATAACACTAGAAGAACCATGTAACGAACCATTGTTAATGTGATGGGATCTATTAACTGCACAGAATGTTCAAAACTGTTCTCCTTTGACGTACTTCCGCGTAGAGGCGCGGTATGTTTCGCGTGCCATTTAAAAGGTATTCGTCTAGGATTTGCACATGGTAAAGAGGACTTTCATGGCCCGACCATTAAACAACGTCAAGATGAGCAGATGAGGCAGGCTACCAACGCTGGTATCAAGGCTGAACCCGTTGGGACTCGTTGGATCTAATATGCATTGGATCACCCCTGTTGTCGTCGCACTTATTGGTGGTCCTTTAATGTTTGCTTTAAAGAAGTTTGATACACGCAATACTGAGCAGCATGGTGAGAATTTGAAAGTGTTGCAACGTATTGAGGAAAAGGTTGACCATATAGATGATCGTTTGGACGATCATATTGATTACCACTTGAAAGAGGGATTATGAAGTATTCAGAATCTGCTAAGAAAGCAGTCGCCACTTTTGTTTTTGCGTCAACAGGTATTCTTGTTGGTGGTGCTGTAGGTGGTTTGGAAATTTGGAAAACCGCTTTGTGGACTGGTGTTGGCGCACTGATCAACTTCGTTTATCGTGCTTCCGAAGAGTACATTAACAGCATTGAAGGTGAATGATCTATGGCTACTATTGTTGGTTCTACAACACAAAGTTTATCTAGTGTCACTTCAGGAACTGCTGTAGATATTTCTGCTGCAGATAACCTCAGCGTGCAAATTGATGGTACTTTTGTTGCTACATGGGCTTTTCAAGTAAGTTTAGATGGTACTTTTTGGCAAAACTTTGGTATGCACAGTACATCAAACGCAACAGCCACAAATGATGTCACCAATGCTACTGTAGTGGGTTTTTTTAATAAACCGTGTACGGGAATAAAATATTTTCGTCCTACCTTAACTGCATATACTAGCGGAACAGTTAACTTTAGAATTAATGAAACAATGTTGGAAAAGTAAGGGACGAATATGGCTACTATTATTAAAGAATCAACTTCAACTTTGGGTGCGTTAAATGCAAGTAGTGCTGTTGTTGATATTAGTGACGCAGATGTTATTGCAGTACAAATTAATGGTACTTTCGTTGGAACTATGAATTTCTATGCATCATTTGATGATGTAACATATTTTCAATTTGCTTTGCACCAAAGCACACAAACTAGTGCTACAACAGATATTGCGAACACAACAAGTACAGGGATTTGGTCAAAACCATGTGCTTCACTAAAATATTTCAAAACAATAATGAATGCGTACACTAGTGGTAGTGCGACTATGCTTGTTGTTACTTCACGGTATGGCAAGTAGACACAATGGCCCGTCAAACACACTCAGAAACTCTTAGCAAATACAAACAAAAAATTGCTACGACAAAACGGTGGCGTCGTGAAGAAGATTATGATGATCTTTGGCGTCGCCTAATTGACTTATATCGCGGTAAGCAGTATGAGGACATTTCTCCTGAAGATCGTTTGCTTGTCAATATTTCGTTCTCTACCGTAAACGTTATTGCTCCTAGTGTTGCTGTTAACTATCCCAAGATTGCTGTTAACGCTCGTCGTCCCGATGACGCGCCTAAAGCAATTATTACTGAGGCTGTTATTAACTACTGGTGGAAGCACTATAAGGTGCGTCCTGAGTTCCGTAGGGCTGTAAAAGACTTTCTTATTGTTGGTCACGGATGGCTTAAGTGTGGTTATCGTTATGTGGAAGAGGAAAGCATCTCTGAAGAAGGAGATCATTCTGATGCGCAGGTAGAAGGCAACGAAATTACGCCTACTATTATTGTTACTGAGGATCGTCCTTTTGTTGAGCGTGTATCACCATTTGATGTGTTTGTTGATCCTGATGCTACGTCCATGCAGGACGCGCGTTGGATTGCTCAGCGTATTCGTCGTACGCTTACTGAAGTTAAGTCGGATAAGCGATACTCACGCGCGGCGCGCGAGAGCATCAATGCTACTTCTTGGGGTCGCTATAACGAAGATCCAGGCAAACGTCAAATTCAAGATACCGAAGAAGGATATGTTGAAGTTTGGGAATTCTACGACATCGTTAAAAAGACAATGTCTGTGTTCTGTGATGGTGGCGACCAGTATCTAGTTAAACCTATGGATATGCCGTATGCTTTTGGTCATCCTTTCGTAATGATCCGCAACTATGATATTCCCGACTACTTCTATCCTATGGGTGATCTTGAGGCTATTGAGCCGCTTCAACGTGAGTTGAATGCGACTCGTACACAAATGATGAATCACCGTAAACGGTATTCACGCAAGTATCTGTATAAGGAATCAGCATTTGATGCTGATGGTCGTGACGCTTTAGAATCAGACTACGACAACGTGATGGTCCCAGTTAGTGGTGACGAAAACCTCGCTAATGTTGTTGCTCCCTTCCCTGCTGTTATGACTCCTCCCGAGTTTTATCGTCAGTCAGATATTATTGAGGGTGACATTCAAACTGTTTCGGGTGTATCCGAGTATCAACGTGGTGGTGTTCCCGAAATTCGTCGTACAGCGACAGAAGCGGCTATTGTGCAGGACGCGGCTAACGCTCGTGCAGCAGACAAGTTGGCTACCATTGAGGGTGCTATTGCTGAAGTTGCTTTGCGTCTTGTTGGGTTAGCACAGCAGTTTATGACTGGTGAACAGGTTGCTCGTATTGTTGGTAGAGATGGTGAACCTTTGTGGGTTACTTTTGATGCTGATTATATTGCTGGTGAGTTTGACTTTGAAGTTGAGGCTGGGTCTACTGCACCTAGTAATGAGTCGTTCCGACGACAGATGGCGTTGCAACTTGTGGATGCTATGGCCCCGTTTGCTGGTATGGGTATTGTGAACATGCCAGCATTGGCTGGACATGTTCTTCAGTTTGGTTTTGGTATTAAGAACCCTGATCAGTTTATTCAAGAAGCACCTTCTCCTATGGGTATGCCTCCTGAGCAGGGTGGTATGCCTCCTGGGGGTGCTCCTATGCCTCCTGAAGAAGGCATGTTGCCTCCTGGTGGTGCGCCTATGCCTCCAACTGATCTTGGTGCTATGGGGCCGATGCCTCAAGGTGCTGAAGCGTTATCGGGTGTTGATCCTGCGGTGTTGGCGGCTTTGTCGCAGCGTATGGGTATGCAATTACCTAACACTTAATGTAACGCACTATTCCTATATGTAGAGCAACCGTGTGGACTCTAAAGGAGAAACAAAGTGTCTGACACTTTTACAAATGACTCAGAATTCGACCCCATTGATGATGGACAAGTTGAAGGGATGGGTGAAGCAGAAGAATTTGATGCACCACTTTTAGATATTGACGAATACAGTGATCACTATATCACTGTTAAAGTTGATGGAGAAGATGTTCGTGTACCTCTTTCGGAAGCAATTGCTGGTTATTCACGTCAAGCGGATTATACTCGTAAGACTCAAGAACTAGCATCACAGAAGCAGGAACTTCAATGGGCTTCTGCCATTAGGCAGGCATTGGAAAACGATCCTGCTGGAACTATTGATTTGTTAACTAGCCATTATGGTGTGACTCGCAAAGAGGCACAGCGTATGGTTGATGATGACTATTTCATGGATGATTTCCAGCAAGACGACCCAGTGGATAAGCGTCTGCAAGAAATTGATAAACGCGTTAGCGCGTTTGAGCAGATGCAAGCACAACAGAGGCTTGAAGAGGAAATCCAGCGACTGCAAAACACTTATGGTGAAGATTTCAATCCTCAAGAAGTAGTGGCTGCCGCGCTCGCGCAAGGCAACACTAACCTTGAAGCCGTTTTTAAGCAGGTCGCTTTTGACCGCGTTAGAACATCCAAGAAGGCAGAACCTTCTCGTGATACTAAGGCTGTTGAAAGTAAACGTACTGCATCTGTCGTTTCAGGTGCATCGTCTGCTAAGGCTGGCAAGGATGCAGTCGGCACTGTCCGTTCAATTTCTGATGCCTGGAACTCTGCAAAGAGAACTCACGGCGTCTCCTAACCCTATAAAGGAACTATCATGCCAGGTAATGCTAACTTTGACGCACTTCTATCCACAACGATTGCGAACTATCGCAAGACTCTCACTGACAACGTGTTTACGGCACGTCCTTTGACCTATCATTTGATGGACAAAGGCCGTATCCGCATGTTGAGTGGTGGAACTAAGATTGTTGAACCATTGATTTATGGTGAATCATCTACTGTTGCACCTTACAGTGGCTACGACACATTGGCTTTGACTCCTCAAGAAGGAATGTCGGCTGCTGAATACGATTGGAAGCAGTACGCTGTTTCTATCGCCATCAGTGGTATTGAAGAAGCCAAGAACAATGGTGAGCAGGCTATCCTTAACCTTCTTGAAGCCAAGATTATGCAGGCTGAAGAATCAATGAAGGAAGGCTTTAACCGTATGTTCTTCGGTAACGGTACTGACACTCTTGGTGCTGGTGGTACTGACAGCGGTAAGTCTTGGAACGGTCTTGGTAACTTGGTTGAATCAGGTAACACTGTTGGTGGGATCAACTCGGCTTCAGGTCAGAATAACGATTGGTGGCGTTCATATGAAGAGAACACCGCTGGTGCTTTGACCCTTGCTCAGATGACAACCGCTTACAACACTGTTAGTGTTGGTAACGATCATCCTG